GAGAAGTACTACGAGGGCCGAGGCGACAACCGAGTTCTCAGACGCAAGGAACCTAAGCTCGTCACTGAGCAGTGGGAGATCGAGGCTTATCTCCAAGGTGTGATCGAGGGTGGCGAGCTCGATGATCCCGAGGCTACCTACTACTTCATCACCACCAGATCACCGGACAATCGCGCCATCGACTCCTTGCTCGATCGAGCGCTCGGTAAGTCTGTCCAGGTGCTAGAGCTGCCACCTGATGCAGAAGCCGCCGCCGTGGGGGCGTTCATCTTCTTAAGGAATGAAAACGATAAAGCCGGTTCTCCGGCCAACGGTTAAGCAAGAAGCAGCGTGGGACAAGCTGCTCGATCTCTCTACCCGCTTTCTTCTTTTTGGCGGCGGCGCTGGCGGCGGTAAGACCTGGCTCTACTGCGAATGGCTCCTCACCCAGTGCTACCAACACAAGGGCTCACGCTGGTTCATCGCTCGTAATGAGCTCAAGCGTCTGATGGCCTCGACCTATGTGACGTGGGGAAAGGTCTGCGCTCACCATGGCATTCCCCGTGGCGACTGGCAGCTAGACGGTAAGTACAACGTCATCCGCTTCAAGAATGGCAGTACTATCGACTTGCTCGATGTGAAGTACATGCCAACCGATGCCGACTACGAGCGCTTTGGCTCGCTTGAATACAACGGCGGCTTCGGCGAAGAGATCGGAGAGTGGCACTTCAAAGCGTTTGACGTGCTGAAGAGCCGTATCGGTCGCCACAAGCTCTTCCGAGACGGCCAGGACGTGACACCCTTTCCCAAGTTCGGCCTCTCATGCAATCCGACGAAGAGCTGGCCATACCGCGTCTTCTTCAAGCCTTGGCGCGACGGCATGCTGCCCGAGGGCTACGCCTTCATCCAGGCGCTCTATCTCGACAACCCTCACACCGCTGAGGAGTACGGCCGCCAGCTCGAGGAGATCAGCGACAACGCCCTGCGACAGCGCCTGAAGGATGGCAACTGGGACTACGACGAGAACGCGGGCGCCCTCATGCGCTTCGACAACATCCGAGACATCTTCACAAACACCATCACCAAGGACGGCGAGCGCTACATGACCGTGGACGTAGCGCGCTACGGCCGGGACAAGACGGTTATCAATCTCTGGGACGGCTTGGAGAGCTACCGCCGCGAGCGGTACCAGGAGCAAGGGACGGATAAGACCATCCAGCTCGTGCGCGACCTGGCCGCGGCTGAGCGCATTCCCTACAGCCACATCCTCATCGACGAAGATGGTGTAGGTGGGGGCGTGGTGGACCAGATGCAGGGCGTGAAGGGCTTTATAGCGGCTTCCAGCCCTATCCCTACGCGCACCATGATTCGCCGGCAGATGCTTCCCAAGGCTGCACTAGACCTTGAGGGGAAGCAGGCCATAGCCCCGTTTCAGAACCTCAAGGCTCAGTGTGGCTTCAAGCTGGCCGAGCTCGTGGAGACTCACCGCATCGCTGCGAAGCCATTGGGCGACCAGGACGAGATCGCCGAGGACTTTGCTCAGATCAGACAGAAGGACATGGAGAAGGACGGGAAGCTCAAGATCCTGCCTAAGGACGAGGTGCGAGAGGCGTTGGGCCGCTCGCCCGACACTGGCGATACCTTCCTCATGCGCATGTATTTCGAGCTGCTGAGGGATGCGTCAGGGCAGCAAAACCAGTCTTACGAGCGATCGTTGCAGACCATGCAGCGTCACAACTTGACAGGGCGAAGGCAATCGCGCGGAGTCTAGGGATGGCTAAGAAAAAAACTCCGTGGGACACAACTGAATTCGAAAAGGCCTATAAGCGCCTTCAAGGAGAAGGAAGCGCCCGATCAGAGCGATACGAACCTCACAACTCGGCGGTCCCATTTGATCCAGAACTCGCGCGGCTTATTCAGGCGCCCAAGAAGGCTCGTCCCAGGAAGGGAAAGCACACACCCGCAGTACTGGACCCTTCCGAGAGCTACGCCCCACCTCACATCGGCTCGAGTGCTATCGGGTCATTGCCTATTGGTACTGGCCCGATTGGGGGCGGTCCTATAGGAAGCCCACCGATCGGCACCGTCAGGCTTCCTGAAATTCTGCCCGGAGGCGAGATCGATCCAACGTCGCTTCCTACCCCCGCGCCTGAGGCAAAGCACGCGCCTGAGACCGTGCGGGAGACCGTCATCCAAGGCCCACTCGTCGTTAAGGAGGGTGAAGCTCTGAGGGTCGTGGGAACTGTCACTGCCTTAGATACGCCGAGCTCGACCGTTTTGATCGCTAAAGCCTACGAGAAGATCGGCTCAAACCCCGCCAAGGAGGTTGCGCTATTCCAGCTCCGGGGCCTTATCGAAGCATGTGACGAAGCGGTGCATTTCGACCGCACCCGCAACGTTCGCGCGCCCTACCTTTGGGCCGACGATCACCACTATCTCGCTGAGCTGAGGGACATTCTTACTGAGCTGCGACAGCTCAACGCCTATTTGGAGAAGGCAACGGCGGGTGCACCCGCTCCCCAGGATATTAATGGGACTACCTCTCGCCTGGGTAAGCTTGTGGACGCTTACACGGCCGAGATTGGGAAAGACGCTGCGCAACTCACCAAAGGGGCTCTTGTCCTTGCGGCCATTTACTTAGGAGCGGACGCGGGCATTGTCGCGAAGCTGTTGGGCAAGTAGCAGCTATAAACATACGCACCTTGCCGGTCAGATTGCGCCTGCTTTGAACGTGTTACGATTGCTGCATCTATGGCGTACCTCGCTCTAGCGATCGCGTGCGTATCACTTCTCCTTAACGTTCGGCTTTATCGTTTGATGCAGGCTTTCAAGCCGGAGCTCCGCGAGCGCCAAGACATCACAAACCGCGCTCTCGAAACCCTGTCAGAGAGCGTTGCAACTCACCGGACCGTTGGCGCAGACGAGAAGGTTCGCCAAGTCTTAATGGCTGGACCTAAGCGGTCACTTCCTCGCGAGATATGAAAGCCTTCTTCGGCCAGGTAGACGATCACATCAAAGCCTACGAGACCGGCACGGTAACGATTTCGGACGACATCGAGTTTTCGATGCGTCGCACAGTGCGGCAGATCACCCACTACATCCTCTCCCGCTACATGGATGGCGGGAAGGACAACAAAGACCCGCTCACGGGCAAGCGCCGCCCATTCCGCAACATCGGTAACGCCATCGTGGATATCGAGTGGCGTGCGAAGAACATCGACCGCAAGAGCATCGAAGGCCATGCCACCGATGGCGATTTCCTTTTCTCTCTCATCGTCAACAAGGAGCTGCAGCTCTGGATGAAGAACAACAACTTCGGGAAGACCATCGACGACTATCAGCGCAAGAAGTCTGAATACGGCAACGTCCTCCTGAAGAAGACGGAGCGCGACGGTGAGCTAATCATCGAGCCAGTACAGTGGGAGAACACCTACGTCGATCCCAACGACATTGCGGGCGGGATGAAGGTGGAGAAGGGCACCCTGTCGCTTTTGGAGCTCAAGAAACGCGCCGAGGTGTGGGACGAGCAGAATGATGAAGGCGAGTCCAACCTCGAGCTTGCGATCAAGGAAGCGAAGAAGCGCAAAGAGCGCGATGTTGAGATCCTCGATATCGAGGGCGAGTTTGAATACTGCGACATCTACCCCGACGAGAATGAGGAAGATCCAGACGACGAGATCGGCCTCTACAACGTGATCGTTGCCCAGGTCGGGAAGAAGAAGTTCACCCTCTACAAGACCGAGCTCAAAGACACTCGTTTCAAGTTCGACCGCCGCAAAGACGTGGAGAGCCGCGACTGGGGCATGGGCGTTTGGGAGGAGTGCTTCGAGCCGCAGATCAGCACGAACGAGATGGTCATTGCCGAGCGCGACGTGATGGATATCGCGGGGAAGGTGCTCGTAAAGACCAACAAGAAGAACCAGCGCAGCGTCATGGAGCTCGCTAGCGGCGAGACCATTGATATGGCGGATGGTGAGTTTTTTGACGCCGTTCAGCTCACCCCGACCAGCCTCCCCAAGTTCCAGCAGATCATCGATGCCTGGTTTCTCAATATGCAGCGCGACCAGTCAGCTTTCCCGGCCGTCACTGGGGAAGAGAGCAAGGCGGGCACACCGTTTGCGGCAGATGCGCTCCACGCGGCTCAGGCTGGCTCGATTTTCAATAAGCGCCGCGACCAGGACAGCTATTTCTTGCTCGAAGTGCTGATGGACTGGGTGCTCCCCTTCGTCGTGCACCAGGTGAACAAGGACCATACGCTCGACGCTTCCTATTCGCCTAAGGAGCTTGAGCTCATCGATGAGGCAATCCGCAATTTCCACAAGGACAAGGTATCCAAGGACGCATTGCTTTCTGACGAGTTCATGGAGCCCGGCATGCCGTTTGGCACGCTGCCGGAAGATCGCGAGATGATCGGTACCGCCGTGCAGCAGCAGCTCGAGAAGCAGGGCGCAAACCGCACGCTGAAGATCCCGAAGGGCTTCATCACCCTCGCCAAGATCAAGCAGAAGATGCGCTTCGATATCACCGATGAAATGTCGGACGATCAGCGCCGTCTCAACGCATTGGCTACAGCGCTTGGCCAGCTCGCACCAGCCGATCCTGCGCGCGGCCCGATCGTGCAGGAGATGATGGAGATCACGGGCATCTCCGCCGCTTCATTCCCTGTCATCGGGCAGGGTACCGCAGCTACGCCAGCCAAAACCAAGGCGCCTAGCCGAGTAGAGGAGGTGCTGCCGAAAGGCCAACAGGTATGAGGCACAAGCAATTTGAAAAGTTCGCGCAGAAAGTAATTGCCGAATATCAGCGCAAGCTCCTGCTTGACCGGTATACGATCACAATCGCGCCAAGGACCACAACCGAGTACATGGAGTGCGGTTTTCGAGTCCCGTATCTCGATGTGACTATTGGGTACAACCCGGAGAAGATCGAGCGAGACTGGAAAGCGGGTCGAAAGGCCGACCTGACTCAGGCGCTCATCCACGAGCTTTGTCACGTCGTGACCGACCCACTCTATGCAAAGGCGAGCGATCGGTATGCCGGCAAGAACGACCTCGAAAGCGAGCGTGAGACGCTCACGGACCACATCGCCATGATAATCGTCAAAAATAGGATATGAGCCTCAAGGAGTTTCATGCAGACAAGCATACCCAGGCTGAGCTCAAGGCCTTCATCAATCAGTCGCTCGACGAAGAGGCGCTGAAGCGCGTCTACGCTGGCAAGGACACCGCGGCGGTAAAAGAGGCGCGCAAGCTCATCGAGAGCGCTTTCAAGAAGCTCGATGAGCTATTCACACCGAAACCAAAGCCCCGCGAAAAGAACCGCGGGACCTAGGTGGTAAAATAAAGGTCGGCTTTAACAGCTCAACAACAAGAAACTATGATTGAAAAATTCCTTAATGGCACGAAGGTCGGCTCAGGCATCGGCCTCGAGTTCACTGCCAAGGGCGCTATCGCGACCGATGATGGCAGCAAGACCACTATCAGCCTTGATTCGATGATCGCAGTAGCGACCGTGAGCATCTCTACAGCAGAAATGCTTGCTCTTCGCGCTACGCCTAAGACGCTCGTTGCAGCGCCAGGCGCTGCTTACGCCTTGGAGTTCATCTCAGCGGTATTCATTTATGACTACGCTGCCGTGTACACCGAGACTTCGGACAACATGGCGATCAGGTACACCGATGGCTCTGGCACGGCTGTAAGCAAGACGATCGAGACCACTGGCCTCTTGGATGCTTCGGCAGACAAGATTTCCGTTGTCACGCCGGTCGCTACTGACCCACTCCTTACCGCCAATGCAGCACTCGTGCTTCACAACACGGGTGATGGCGAGTTCGGTGGCACTGGTTCGCCTTGCCGCGTGAAGGTGACATATCGCGTTCACGCCACAGGCTTGTAATCCCCATCGCAGACGCGCTTGACGCGCAGACGGGGTGATACACTCATTTATAGGTTCTCATTCCTCCAAAAATGACCGATCCAATTGTCCCGCCGGTGGACCCCAACGCACCTGTTGAACCGGCACCCGTCGAGCCCGTCATCGAAAACGATGACGAACTCGATCCAGGAGTAATCGATCCGGCTCCTCCCGATGAAACCCCGGAACAAATGGCAGTTCGCCTTGCCGATCTCGAAGCTCGTAATACGAAGCTTTGGAATCGTCTCCAACGGGAGAAGAACAAGAGCAAGACGACGCCTCCGGCAGCACCAGTAGTCGCGGCTCCGGCCCCGACGCCTGCGGCTGCCAAACCAGCTCTATCCCACGAAGAAGCCGTCCTTATCGCTCAGGGCAAGAGTCTTGAAGAAGTCGAGTACGCGAAAAAGGTAGCGGAGCTTCAGAAGAAGCCGCTGCTCGAAGCGGTAACCGATTCCCTCTACACGACTTGGGAAACCCAGACGCGAAAGGAAGCCAACCAGCGAGCTGCACAGCTCGGTGCTGGTAGGGGTGGACGTACTTCTCAGAAGAAGTCGTTCGCCTCGAAGGACCTCTCTGATGACGAGCATCGCGAGATGTTCCAGGAGAAGCTTCAGGGGTAGTCACACCGTTGGGTGATGCTGGCTTATCCGCCTCGCATTTTCCTACATGGCACATCCTACCGATACGTTTACCGCGACTGACCTCGCGGAAATGATTCCGGAAGTTTGGGGCAATAAGATTAACGACTTCTATCGTCAGAAGCTCAAGGTCGCGCCGTTCTTCGTGAACCGCTCCGACGAGCTCGCTGATGGCGGTGACTCGTTGAACACCCCGAACATTTCGGAAATGTCTGCTAACGCGAAGTCAAACGCGACTGCAGTCACCCTTAATAGTCCGACGGAAACCAAGAAGCAGCTTGTCGTAGATCAGTGGTACGAAGTTTCGTTCGTGATCGAAGACAAGGAAGCCGCTCAGGTTAAGAAGTCCTACACGCTTCAGCAGCGCTACATGAAGAATGCGGCGTACACGGCGGCCAAGAAATTGGAGGTCGCGATCATCACGCTCTTCTCTGGCTTCTCGACCTCAGTTGGCACCTCTGGCTCAGCACTTACGGACCTCGCGGTTCGTGGTGCGATCACCTCGCTCGAAGGCGCTAACGCTGACTACGAGGAGGCCATCTGGTTCCTCCACACGAAGACAGTCTGGACCGACCTCATGTCGATCGACAAGTTCGCCCTCGCGATGAACGCGCCTGGCATGAACCCGATCTACAAGGCTGCGATGGGTATGATCTACAATCGCCCGATTGTAGCGACCAACCTCATTCAGAAGGTCAACGGCAACGCAGACTACTGCGGCGCCCTTGCGGTTCCGGACTCCATTCACTGGGCTACCTCCCCGCTTCCGGGGCAGCGTGACGCCTACGGTGTCCGTCTTCAGTCCAACTACATCCCCGAATACCTCGGCACCCTTACGACCGCGGACCTTCTCTACGGAGCCGTAGAGAACCGCGACGCAGGCGGCGTCAAGATCATCTCGGTGGTCTAGTTTGTTGCTCGGGAAGGCTCGGCTTTATGGCCCTCCCGAGCACATAAAGCCAACAAACATCACTATGTCCGACAAACCTCAGCACAAGATCAAAGTCTCACTCGGAGCCAACTTCCGCCGTGAGGCGACATTAATCGACAAAGACGGCCAGGTACTCGCCGAAGGGACCACCGGAGCCGCGCTAGCAAGCAATCTATATGGCCGCAGACGCTAAACAGTTTCAGCGCATCATTGAGCTCCCAGACGCGGAGCTTCTGGCGCTCGTTAAGGAAAAGGGACAGATCGTTGAAGCGGGCCGCGGCATCTCGCGCCGAATGCAAGACCTGGTCGAGCAGCACGAGAAACTTTCCCAGGAGATGGCAGTCCAGGCCGGCAAAGGCGGCACCGTTGCGCGACGCATTTTCAAGCGGATCAAGAAGCTGACCAAAGGCCAGCTTACCGAGTGGGAGATGCCGCTCACGACCGAAATCCGGGATGGAAAAGTCGTGCTCATCGTTGAGGACAGTCTCGAAACCTTCAAAGCGGAGTTCCGAGGGCATGACAAGTTCGGCGCACATCAAGCGCCCAAGAAGAAGTTACAAGCCTAATCGTAAATTATGGCACCACGAAATGAAGGAGCGATCCTTGCCAGCGCGGCCCGCACAGCGACCGCCGCCAGCGAAATCTTTACCAACAGTGATTATCGAGGCATCGACGTCATCATCGACGTTACTGCTGTCACCAGCTCGCCTTCCGTGGTCTTCACCGTGCAGGGCTACGACATCACGAGCGGCAAGTACTACACACTCCTTGCCAGTGCAGCGATCACCGGCACGGGAACTACAGTGCTCCGCGTCTATCCTGGGTGCATCGCTGCGGCCAATGCGGTGGCCAACTTTGCCCTGCCTCGCCAGTGGCGCGTCAATGCGGTGCCCGGGAACAGCGACTCGATCACCTACAGCGTAGGTTTCAGCGCCATCAAGTAGCCTATGCAGTACTCCGATACATCGAACAAGAACGGCTTGCTCCAAGAGTGTGAGTTTTGGACCAACCTCGGAGATGGGTCGATCACTGGTAACGCTACGCTCAAAGCGCAGTTCACCAGCCGTCTCAATCGCGCCTATGACGCGATCATGCCGCTCTTGTTCGCCTTCGGAGACAAAATGCGCTGGGATGACAGCAATCACCTAGACCATCCGATTGCGACTTTCGACATCACGTCAGGTGTTGGCGATTACGAGCTTCTGACAGACGACAACGGCCTCAGCATCCTCAATATCACTGACTTGATGATCCTGCCCGGCGCGACTACTACCGAGTACGTCCAGCTCGATCGCATCACCCTCGATGATCCTCGCGCCCTGCGTGCCATGTCCAAGAACCCTTCAGACACTGGCATCCCGAGCGCCTTCGTTGAGAAGGGCAACGTCGTCTTCTTTGACGTGACCCCCGACTTCAACGCGACAGCAGGCGGCAAGCTCTTCTTTGAGCGTAACGCTGACTACTTCACGACAGGCGATACGACGCAGACGCCAGGTATTCCGGCGCCGTTCCATCAGCTTCTCGCGCTGCACGCTTCACTGGACTGGTTGCTCGTTTTCAAATCTGAAGCGACCACGCTCATAGCGGCAGTCCAAGGAAAGATCACAAAGAAGGAAGCCGAGCTGAAGACTGCCATCGATCTTCGTAACCCGGTGCGCCGCCGTGTCGTTGGCCGCTCTATCAATGCTGTATGACCGCAACGCTCACAAACGTACCGAAGAATAGGCAGACTGCACCAACGGGCGGCCTCTACTACGGCTTCGGAGCATTCACCTTTGCGGTGGCGGGCCAGCTCGCGCTCGCAAATGCGGCGAAGACCAGTGTTTCTATTAGTAACCAGTCTAAAAATTAATCGCGTATGGCTACGTCGAAGATTCAAGTAACGGAGGGCTTAGGAAAGAACATCGCAACGCACTCTTTCAGTGAAGACGGGGTGACAAAGGAGATCCAGCGCGTAGCGATTGCCAATTCGAGCGGTACCGACATTACCCCTCTGTCAGAGAGTGACTTTGATACGAAGATCGGTGCAACGAATGAGAGCGCACCAGCGTCAGACACGGCTTCCAGTGGCTTAAACGGTCGCCTTCAGCGCATTGCTCAGCGCATCACGAGCTTGATTGCGCTCGTCCCAGCCGCCCTCACTGGCTCCGGCAACTTCAAGGTATCGCTTCAGGAGAGCAACGCGTCACAGGCCACGACCATCGTTGATGGTGGCAATGTCACCCTTGGTTCAAAAGCGGATGCCAAGAGCACCGCGACGGATACGACCTCTGTTTCGATCATGTCGGTCCTTAAGCAGATCAGCGCATCTGTTCAAGCCGCAGCTTCCTCGCTCGCGGGCACCATCACCGTCGCTGCCCACGCCGTCACCAATGCCGGCACCTTCGCAGTGCAGGATTCAGAGAAGATCGCTGACGACGCCGCATTCACGGTTGGCACGACAAAGGTCATGCCGTCTGGCTTTCTGGCAGACGAGTCCTCAACAGATAGCGTGGACGAAGGCGACATTGGCATCGCCCGCATGACGCTTGATCGCAAACAGCATGTGGTGACTGAGCTCGAGTCTAATTCTTTGCGAGCAGGCGGGACCGCGCTTACTCCGAAGTTTGTCGCCATCGCCGCATCCAGCTCTGGTAACAACACCGTCTTAGCGGCCGTGAACCCAAAGAAGATCCGCGTGCTCGCCGTCCAGCTCGTCGCCAACGGTGCGGTCAATGCCAAGTGGCAGAGCGGCGCGAGCGGTACCGACCTCACCGGCCTCGCGTACCTCGCTGCCAATGGCGGCTACGTGCTGCCCTTTAATCCAGTCGGGTGGTTTGAGACTGCCAGCAACACGCTCCTCAATCTCAACCTCTCGGGTGCGGTCGCAGTAGGCGGCTCGATCACCTACGTGGAGGTCTAGCAAGACCACTATGGCTTGGACTTACGAACAACTTTTCAATGGCCTTTCTTCAGCGGCCCTCAATGGCCAAGACTCCTGGTCCGGCAGCACTTCATTTGTCGTTCAGGGCAGCACTGTTTACGAAGGAGCCAAGGCGGTCGTAGCCAATCCGGCAGGATCGACGCAAACCATCAATCGCACGTTCAGCGGCATCACGGACGGGAGCGTCTACTTCGCGCTCCATATCCCGACAACAGGCGAAACCGACTTTTACTTCATCCTGGAAGATGCCGGTTCCAACAAGATGTACGTTCGGTGGAACCCTGGTGCCAATTCCATACAGATTTACGACAACGGCGCGGGCGACTACCAAAACGTCGCCACCTCGCTCTCAACAGACACGTGGTACGTGGTCAATATTGAGTTCGACAACAGTGGCCAGCCAAACAAATACCGTGCTCGCGTGAATACCGCAGGTGCCTGGGGTGCATTCACATCTTGGTACACGGTGAATGGGGGGAGCTACACATCCATCTCGGGGATAGAGATTCAAAACGGTGCCACGGTTGGCGATGGCACCACGTATTTTGACACCATCACTCCCACAGACCCCGCTATCGCAATCGCTACGCCACGTCTCCGCACCCTCATGGGTGTCGGCCAATGATCTATGCGGAAAATCCTCGAACTCGGTCCAAAGCAGTTTCTCTCCGGCATCGCTCCGTCTGCTCAGCTTGAGAATAAGGGTCTCTTCCTTGCTGCCGCAGGCATCTCCCCTTTCGGCAGCATCTTTGCCGGTAACTCCACCGTCGGCATCTTGCAGAACGGGCCAGCTCCTACCGATCTCACAGGCAACGTGGTCGTGGACGTGCCATGGTCATGGGCGGTCGATTCAAACGCTTCTACCAAGCGCTTCTACTCCTGGGGTGACGCCGGAAACCTCTATCGCATCGACATTTCGGGCGACAACAACCCGACCAACATCGCGAGTGGATCGACTGTCAGTAACCCCGCCGCGGGCATTGCGATCAAACAAGCTGCTGGTGGTACTAAGTACCTCCTGTACTGGCAGCTAACGCAGATTGGCCGATGGGACCCCACGGCAGCCTGGGCAACGAAGACTGACAATTGGAAGACCGGGCTTCAATCTACGCCGTGGCACACGCCGCACGATTTCCAAGATCGTACCTATTTCCCCAATGGGCGCTACATTGGCTACGTCTATGACGCTGGCGGAGGAAATCTCGACGTCGTGCTCGATGCGCTCGATGTAAACGCTAATGAGCGCGTCAATTGTCTCGGCAATGATGGCGCTTACTTAGTCGCCGGAATCACCACCAACATCTCGAGCGACAGTCTTACACGCGGTCACACCCGCATCATCTTCTGGGACACCAATCAGGCCTCTTGGCAGCGAGAGTGGGAGATCCCAGACGCCGCAGTACTGAGCATCCATAAGGTCGGCACTATGATGAAGGCCGTCACCACACGCGGCGTCTTCAAGTTCTCCTTCGATTACGAACCAGTGCCAGACTTGGGATACCTCTCCACCGCACTCACCCCCAGCTACAGCTACCCTACTGCTCAAGCCGTCGATGTATTTAGCCAGGCGCTCGTGATCGGCGGTGACACGCGTCTCTCGACGTTGGGCAAGGTGCTCCCGGACGTGCCATCAGCCTTTCATCAGCCGTTCGCAGGCTTTACGGGTGTGGCCTCGATGGTCGCAGCCAGTGCGAAGACCAATGACATCTTCGTAGGCACGACGAGTAGCAAGCTCTACCGCGTCAAGTGGAGTGATACGCCTGGCACGGGAGCAGCCGCACAGACCATCTTCATCGACTTGCAGCGATGGTGGCAGATTGGTCGCATCGTCCTCCACTTCGACGATCAGTTTGCGAGCGGCGACAGCTTCGCCGTCAGCGTCTCCCCCGATGCTGGTACTCCCTTATCTTCATGGGGCGCTGTCACCTACGCAGACAGCGGAGCAATCCGAAACAAGGAGCTGTACGGGACGCTTGAAGCTCGCCGCCTCCAGCTCCAGCTCACCTTCACAGCAGGCGCGGTAAAGCTGCGCGGCATTGAAGTCTGGGGTGATCCTATCGAAGTACCAACTCACACACGCTCATGAACAAACCCGCAATAGAACTCGATTTTGAGGGCGCTGATGACCCAACCCCGACGCCACCACGCGGCCCCGGCACGCCGTCGTCACGCTTCGACCAAATCTTTGGCTCAATCCGCATCATCGACGCCGAGCCGACATGGACGCCACGCGGTCGAATTGAAGACAGCATCGCCCTGTTGATTGACGGCGGGACACCGAATTTGTGCGTGTATGATTACCAGACACGGCAGTGGCTGTTCGCAGAGCTGAGCACCACTCGCATCCCATAGCTTATGGCTGACCAAACAATCTTCAATCCGTTTAGCACCGAAGGCGCAAAGCGCATCGCTGAGATCACCGGGCAGAAGCTCGCTACGTCCCCTATCGACGTTTCCACGATGACGGGCGGGACACCTGTTCAGACGCCCACCTACACACCACCCGCTTACACCCCATCTTCGATCGTCCTCCCACCAATCCAAAACACTGCCCGCCAGGACGAGCTTGAGCAGGAGGGGGATGACCTTCTGTCCGACATCGAAACCGCCAGCACCACGCTGGGCACCAAGAGTACGCGCCGCACTCAGCTCGAGAAGGAGCAGGGCGTGCCGCAATTGAATAGGGAAGTTCAGGAGCTGTTTGACCAGGCGAACCAGATCGACGCCGCTTCCGTGAACATGCAGACCAAATCGGAAGACCGCTTTGCGCCTACTTTCGCCATCCGTGGCGAGCAGGCTCAGATCGAGCGCCAGGCCGCCGCAAAGAAAGCGGGTATTGCCGCAATAGCATCTGCCAAGACAGGAAAACTCGCACTTGCCCAGGACTTTGTAGATAAGGCCATCGCTGCGGAATTCGATCCGATCGAAGCGCAGATCGAACACAAGAAGTTTTTGCTTACGATCAACAAAGACCGATTTGAGGGGGAAGAAAAGCGCCGTGCAGAAGAGCGCCTAGAGCAGCTCAATTCTCAGAAAGACGCGCTGGCTGACTTTAGAGACCAGCGCTCCAAGGTGCTCGACATCATGCTCTCCGCCGCCGCGGCCGGAGCAGACAACGGTACGCTCGCCAAGATTCAGCAGGCGAACTCTCCAGAAGAGGCGACACGCCTTGCCGGTGCCGTGCTCGGGACCAAGTTCACAGACGCAAAGAAACAGCAAGAGTTCGACAACAACATCAAACTGGCCCAGCTCGCCATCGATCAGCAGCGCGCCACTAATGAGCAGGCTGGCGCCGCCGATCCCATCGCCATGCTCGCCTACGCACAGCAATACATGTCCACAGGAACCATCCCGACAGGCATCCCTAAGGGGACATTCGGGGTAGTGGCCCAGCTCGCGAAAGAGCTTCCCAAGCAAGATGGCACAATCATTGACGTGAACACGGGGACAAAGCCCGCCATTACCGATGACAAGATCGATGGCCTGGCTGCGCTCTATGACATCTCAAAAAAGGTCGCAGACCTGAAGGTACTCGATCAACAGCGCAATCACGGTTTGATTTCCGGCGCACTCAGTAAAACTTTCGGAAGCGAGGAAGCGCAGCGTTACATCGATCTTCGTACTGAAATTATCGACCTCTTGTCACGCGCCCGCACCGGCGCAGCCCTTACTGCATCCGAGGAAAAATTCTACGCTGATCAGCTTCCAGCTCGCGTCTCTAATGTCCTAGGCCTGGGCGCTGACTCTCAACTCCGCATCGACAACTTCACCGAGAAGATCGAAGGCACCCTCGACACGAAGCTCAAGGCAAATCAGACCGCTATCGTCGGCTTCAGCAAGATCAACATCGGCGGCGAAGAGTTTACCGTTGGCCAGGTCGTCACCAATGGCGACGGCAAGCAAGGGCGCGTGAACGCCGACGGCACCATCACCCTCGTTCAATAACTATGACCACCATCTCAGCATCGGAGTTCTTTGGAGGTAAGCCGCCCGAGCAACCGGCGCAGCCTACTTCGCCCTCCAAAAAGCGTTCTGTGGCAAAGGATATCGCCCTTGGCATCGCCAAAGGTGCGGCTACCGTCATAAAAGACACAGGCGACCTTGCGGCGGCAGCAGCTCCCAATTTGATAGGAGGGCCGGTGCTCTCCGCGGTGCCGGGGGTAAGGCGAGCAATCACAGATGTTGTTGGCTCGGCCAAAGACCGCGTACAGCGTGCGGTGGGTCTCACAGACGAGCGATTGAAGGCCGAGAACCAGACTCAACGAATTGCCAAGGGCGCGACCGTGATTGCAAGCGCAGCCCTGCCAGGCGGTGGGGCAAAGGTGGCAGCGAAGGCCGCGAGTGTCGTCCCGAAGGTAGCCGCGGTGCCCGTAAAGGCTGCTGGGCGCGGGATAGAGGCCACGGGCGAGAAGATTCAGCAGTCCGTCATTCGTCCTTCAATCAACGACATCAAAGACGGCTTCAAAATCGAGAACGTGGCGAAGTATGACGTTGGCGGCTCGTTGCCCGAGACGATTACCAAGACACACGCTAAGCTCAATGAGCTAGGTCAGCAGCTCAAAACCACGCTTAAGGACACGGATGCCAAGATCAACCTGCCCGCCGTGCTCCGAAGAACAGCTGAGCGTCTGGGAGCCGATAAGGCTGGTACTTTTGGCGACAATGCAGCGCTCGATCGAGTGCTTGATCAGATCGCGGACGAAGTGAAGCGAGTAGGAGATGATATCGACCTTGTAGCAGCGACGAACGTTAAGCGTGGCGCGGGCAACAAGGGCGCATGGGCATACAATCGACCCGAGGCCGACGCTTCTGCGATTGAACGCGCTTACACCGAGTTCTACAGCGTGCTCAAAGAGGAGATTGAGAAGGCGGCGCCGGAGGGTGTGCGCGCAATCAACAAGCAGCTCTCCGAGCTCATCCCTATTCAGAACGCGGCGTTGCGTCGCCTGCCTGTAGAGCAGCGCAACAACGTCTTCAGCCTAACCGATAGCATCGGCTTCTTCAGCGCACTGTATGACCCAAAGGCGCTCTTGCTAGTGGGTGCCTCACGCGCAGCCCGCAGCGGAAAAGTCGGTGAAGCGCTCGTTAAAGGCGGCCAGAAGATCCAAGGGAAGCGCTAACGAAACCAGACCAGATATATGAAAAACCCAACAGCAAGCACCACAGCCCAAATCATCTCAGAATCGTACACCCGATCAGCCATCACGCAATGATATGAGCCACCTCACTGTTTACATCCTTCTGCTCGCTTACGCGCTCGGCTACGTCACAGCCCTCATTATCTCGCGCGTCATCGAGATCAACCGCCTCGACATCACGAGTGGCCGAGAATGATTTTATGCAAAGCGATCTTCCAGTTTCATACTCTGTAGCCGCCCACGGCTTCATCGCTCTCTTTGGCGCAGTTGTGCATGCGGCGAAGGCCTATCGCGCCGGAGCCACCAAGACGTTGCTCGACTTTGCCGTACTCACCGTCATGTCTTCCTTCACGGGCGTCATCTTCGCGCTCATCGCGCTGCACACATTCCCCGAGCAGCAATACCTCACACTCGCGATGGCAGGGACGGGTGGCTTCCTCGGAGTGGAAGGCATGACGATCATCATCGAGCGAGTGCGCCAGGTTATCACCAAGCGCGCGTAGAGCGCTTCAGCGCCTTGGTATCATTGAAGGCATATGCCGACCGGCGCACCGCTTCCAAGGCTCTTCTACCGACCCGTATCTCCCTGGCGCGTGACGCAGCCCTTCGGTGCCAACCAGACGTGCGTAGATAACGCCACCAGCACCAAGACAATCGCCTGTGACGGGCACAATCCCCCGCCAGGCTACCGCTCAGCCTATTCCCAGATGAAGGGCCACAACGCGCTCGACCTCTATACCTACCGCTGGCAGCCCGTATACGCCGCTAGGGAAGGCGTTGTGACGGAAGTGGAGACCGAGCCCAGCCGGGGCCTCGGAGTGGGCATTACGCACGATTTTGGTCCTCTGGGGCGTTTCAAGACCCGCTACTGGCACTTCATCGCGTTGGATGTTCACGTCGGAGATCGCGTCTCGACCGGCCAGCTCATCGGCTACGCCGACAGCACCGGCTACTCGACAGGCGACCATCTTCATTTCGAGGTGAAACCGCTCAATCCAGACGGCAGCAACATGTTTCCTCTCAACGGATTTTTCGGAGCTGTCGATCCGACGCCCTGCATGTTCGACGACTTTGCTCGAGATGTGAGCGTGCTCCGCAGCGCCATTGAAAAGGCCACCGAGCTCCTTGCTCAGATTGTAGATCGTCTCCGCGCGACAAAGACCCGATCCGCCTAGCGCCTTCCCTCGCACCCCGCTGTTGATCGGGGCTTCGACACGAGCGAGGGCGGTGGGCAGAGCCCGCCTTATCAAATAGCAATTCCTCTATGGAAACATTCAAGCGCTACGCGCTCTCGACGATTGTGACCTTCCTCACCGGCTTCTGCATGGTCTTGGTTTTGGAGATCGACAACATCACGCTCGAAGCCTTCGGAAACGGGGCCATCGTCGGCATCGTCTTCGCCGCAGCTCGGGCCGGTATCAAGGGCGTTATCGAGGCCTTCCTGGTCAGTCGGGCTCGCGTTTAGCCCCTGCCAAGCGGCTTATACGCCTCTAGGAGCCCCATTAAGGGGCTCCTCAACGTTCGACTACCAGCTTACGCTTACAGACGGCTCTGCACTGTAAGACCGACTCGTGTACAGAGATGAGTGTGAACCGTCGCCATGCTGAATGCCGGCAACCGACTCTTGGTATTCGCGGGGGCCACCTGCGTCGCCGGTAACCCGAAACGTAGTTCCCAGCATCTCTTGCAGCGCCTCTACGTATCCCTTCAACGCAGTATGCCTAAAATCTAAATTGCAGACCTCGGTAAGCCCACGCATTGCATAGGAATGACCAACCGGCCTTCCGAAAAAATTCTTCTTATACGCCACCAATCTACAGCCAACCGTCTGAGGGTAGTCAGCAGAGCGTCTTACCGAAAGACTTCCTTTGCCTCTGTAAACTTCAGTCTTCACTTGCGCTTCAATGGCGCTGCTCCAGTTTCCGCGATCTCTTTCAGCCGCGCTTCTGCCCATCTCTCGCTCAGCTTGTTCCTCCGCCTTGTATTTTCTCTCCTGAGCCGCTTCCTTTTGCGGCAGTTGCGCATTCGCGGCATTGACGAGCTTTTCAAGACGCTTATCGGTCATCACGCCCCCCAAACAGCACAAGGCCAATCGCGCGAGTATCCTAGCCCAGTAGCAACCGCTGTTGAACAAGGCTATCCACACGCTCGAATTGACGCCCCCTTAATCCGTGCTTCACTGGCAGTATGGGATTACGGATGTATGGTTACAGTGCGATAGTTGCGGAACAATCCGCGCCTGCCGCGCCGTATATTCGGCCCATCGCTTAGACCGCCCTCACGGGCGGTTTTTGCGTTGTTGGAGATAGCCGCTCCCGCAGTGACAGGCGTACTTGGGTAACTGCGTCATCAAAATCATCCCGAGATGGCATACCGTCGGCTCCACCTGGGCACGAATGTCAAAACTGGAGCGTTGCTTTGAGCTTCGCGCTCCAACGAAAAAAACAGGCGTGACGAACGCTAGGAAGGGGCGTGACAATTACGTCTACCCCTTTGCAAACGAAGCTAATGGCCGCCGCTTAAATCCGGCACCTATTGCTCACCTGTGTCAAAGGCACAGGCTATGGCTCCCATCTCACCACGGGCACGATTTTGGGTCGTTGACTCACTCCGACTTGCCCGGAATCCTCCCCCAGGGGGCTGATCCATGGCGAACGAAGATTATAAAGCAGCGCTTATTACCGCGATCCGAGCAGGGGATGCCGACCGAGAGCGAGCCTTCAAATTTTTCGAGGAAAAGTTAGCCGACGCCTTCAAGGGAACCGACGGCGGTCAATTCTTCAATGACCTCTACACTATCGTGAAAGAGGCCGACCCCGACGCTATCGACGAGTACTGCAAGCGCTTCATCCCGCTCCTCAGCAAAGAAGCCCAGGGCGAAGTTATGCTCACGGCCTTCTCGGAAGGTTTGCATAACCTCAATGAAGCCAAGAAGCGCGACCTCGAAGAAAAAGAAGCACTCGTAACATTCATCGACGCGATAGAGAAAAGTTCCGACGCTGACCTCGGGCTCCTCGTCGAAAGCACCATCGCCCACAGCACCCCCCAACAGCTCAAGGCCATCGTGGTCTTTCTCGTTCTGGCGCTACGCAAGCGGAAGAAGCCGTAGCCACGCTGCCATTTTCTCTGTGCAAATTGTCGCCGCTGACGTAACTTTTTGCCGCGCAAGACCCCGTAGCTCAGCTGGATAGAGCATCAGTTTCCTAAACTGAGGGCCGCGTGTTCGAATCACGCCGGGGTCGCGCGCCTATCCAGCCCACCAAACCCCAATGTAGAACGTCCGAGTGCCAACGTGGTGCCAAGCATTCGCGCAGATCGTTGCAGATCAACGCTCTAGCGCTCTTGACCCTCGGCTTAGGAAACCGCTGCTCTATCCAGCTGAGCTACGGGGACGTGGGCGCTTCTTAACCGATCGCCCATTTTGTTGCCAGTCCGGGGTGGCGCGTACTACCGTCGCCCGCG